TGGGCATGAACTGCGCCACCTTCTCCTGGATGGGCTTGCTGGTCGCCACGACCGCCGCAAGGCCCGCGAGCAGCGCCATGTACTGCTCGGGCGTCAGACCGAACGGAATCTTGCGGTTGGTTGACTGCTGCGGCTGCTGCTGCTGAGTCTGCGGCGGGCCGGCGACCGGACCGAACGCCATGTCCTGCATCTGCATAGAAGGGCCGGGCGGCACCACGTCATCAAGAGCAGTCGAGAACTCCGCCATTTGATTTTGACCAATGTTTTTTTCACCGTTATTCAGCGGCTCCTCAAGAAGACCCGTAGGGATGGACGACGTGATGTCGGTCGAGCCACTCGCATCAAACGACTCCATTTACTTTGGCGGAAGTTTCTTTACCGTGATCGCTGACGCGCCTGGTTTGCGTGCCAGCCCAGGGAGCGCTGCGCCCAGGTGCTTGGGGTTGTAATTGCGCTGATGGAACTGCCAAAATGCAGCAGAACCGCATCGGAAGTTTTTTCTGAGGGCCGCCTTGTACCAGAACACACAGTTGGTCACGTCGTTACTCTTGGAGGTGTTGTCGAGGACTAGGCACTCGTAGTTCTCCGTACATGCGTCCATCACCTGACAAAACTGGTCAAAGGTTGGAAAAACTCCAAAAAAAGCTTTGTAAAGATTTTCACGATTCTGACGGACGTTATCACGCAGTACAAATACGTAGTCCACATTCGTCCGAATCATAGGGGTCATATCCATACAGTACTGGGTCGTCATCATGAAGAATATCTTCCAATGGCGCCCGTTCATAAAGAGCTGGCGGATCACCGTGTCACGCATGAAGCTCCTGTCGTACATGCAGTCGTCCATAAGGATGAATACGGGGGTCGCTTTGCCGGCCGCCACGTTCCGCTTTTGACGCTCTATAATCTTTTCAATCGCGTCACGGTTATAGTCGCCATAGACGAAGAGGTCGGGTATAAACTGCTTGTAGTGGCCGTTGCCCTCCTCCGTGCCTGACATGGCGATCCCTGACGGAATCCCGCGCTTGTGCCACAAGATGTCCGTCACGAGCGTCGACTTGCCCGTGCCACGCTTGCCGATGAATACGCAAACCTTGTCGTCGGCCATCTTGCTCGGATCGAACTTTTTCAGTTGAATATTCATTCCTGAGAGTACCCGTGAAATTCCGAGACGCGTGTGGGCGCGGGTCCCCCCGGGGAATTAATTGCTCCGCAATCAGTAGGAATGTCCGCAGGGGCTGTACAGCTCGCGGCCATCGGACAGCAAGATGCGTACCTCACGGGCATGCCGGCCGTGTCGTACTTCTCGGCCGTCTACAGGCGACACACCCCATTCAGCCTGCAGGCGTTCAATATCCCTTTTCAGGGTCAGCAGATTCAATGGGGTGCTCAATCCGTCTGTAGAATCCCTTACAAAGGAGATCTCGTACGAGGAGCGACCCTGGCCGTCACCCTCCCGGCCCTCGCCCCAACCTCGACCGACTTTTCATGGCCCATATCCATCAACCTTCAGAGGCCCATTCCCTTTCTGTTTGTGAATGGAAATCTGTCAACACCCCTTCAGGTGAATATCGGTGTGCTCGACACGTACGCCATATCCACGGCCTTGGGGCCCACCGGCTGGCTCAGCACGTCTGCGCTGAACCCTTACGTCAGCTACAGCACAAACACTTCTAAATTCACCTTCAATTGTTCAAACGTGACCGTGAATGTCGCCGACGCCACAACCATAGGCGTCTTTTGGGGCCTGGACCCTCACAATTTCACGCGCCAACCCACCTCCAACACCCTTCAGTGGGACGTGAGCCCGGGGTCGCCCCACGGCTCCTCGGCCGATTTCACGTGGGCCCAGTCTGGCTGGGTCCCCACCTCCGTCGCCACGTCCCAAAATCTCACAGACTCGCTCGTCACAAACGTCGCGAGCGCCGTGACCCTCACCTCCGTCACACCCACCTCGCCCGGCTACTATGCCCAGTTTGTAAACCTGAGCCTCTGGCCCGCGCCCTTTGGCAACACCCCCATCATATCGTACACCCCCGGCGGGTGCTTCAAGTTCGGCGCTGTTGGCACGTACATCATCGCAGTGACGCTCAACGTTTCTGCGCCCGTCTCGCGCATAGGCGTGGGACACTGGGGACAGGACGGTCACCCGGCCGGCACGTGGGTCACGGGGACCCCCGGGCCCGGACAGTGGGCCTGGAACGACTACGTGTACTCGTGGCTCGTCATGGCCATGCCCTTGACGCCCCTCGCCATCCTACCCGTAAATGTTACCGATATTTCACAGTACTACTATCTAGACGTCGAGGCACCAGGCGCCGCCCCTCTGATCATAGGAGACGGCACCCTCGGCACCGAAATTCACGTGACGGACGTCAATCAGTACTGGAACCTGGGTTCGAACCAGACCCTCGTCAACAAGACGGTGAACCTGGGCGTCAATTGGACCCAGACGGGTTTCTTCCCTCAACTTGGGCCCGTCCCGGCCAGCAACACCTTCACCTTCCTTACGACCGGCATCTACAACATCCGCGGGACCCTATCGACCACGGGCGCGAACGTCTTTTCCGTGACGCTCAGTAACACCACCGTCGCGAACGTCATCACGTGGAACACGACCCAAACTCGCAGCCCGACCATCAACTTCACCCTGCCGGTCCACGTCACGAATACGACCGACCGGTACCGCATAAGCCTGACGACCGACTCGGCGGCGACGCTCGCGACCTCTGCCACGTGGTTTGTCGTGGAACAGATTGGCGTGCCGACCGGCACCACCACTCAGCCAAACAGTTTTAAAAAGAACGGACTGCTTTTTGTCGGTAACGTATTTTCACAGGTGGCCCAATCCACCACCCCTTTGACGACCCCAATCAGTTTTTCAAGAACCCTTTTTCCCCGAGGCACCTCGAGACACATCAGCGTCACCCCCGCGGGGAACATCCAGTTTTCGAATGTCGGCTCGTACAAGTTTCAGGCGTACTTCGAGACGGCCAACGCCTACGTGACCAACCTGGCGCTCTTTCAGTCCACGAGCGACACGCGCCCCGTCAACCCTAGTTACCAAGTTTCGAGCCCTCTGAGCATCGGCACCGTTGGGCCCTATACCATCGACGTGATTGCCCAATGCACCGACACTTCTAACGTCTTTTTCCTAGACGTGGCGACCATCAACCCGGGCGGAGCCTCGAACGTCACGGCCAACGCATTCGTCACGGTGGTTGGTCTGACGGCGCCCACACCAAACACCTATGAATATGTAGACTCGGTCGGGACCTACATGATAGAGAGCGCCGAGCTCCGTATCGGTGGCCAACTTATACAGTCCTTGACCGGTGAAGCCATCGAGATTTACAACGATCTTACGGTGTCACAGGAGAACCAGCCGGGCCTCAAGCTCTTGACCGGCAAGCTCGACACGACGCAGTCGACCCAGGATCGCACGTACTATGTGAATCTTCCATTTTTCTTTTATGGAAATTCTGAACTATCCGTGCCCGTGTGCTCGTTGGCCCGCCAGGATATGGAAATTTATTTTAAATTCCGGGACTTCCGGTCCCTGATCTTGACTTCGAGTCAGGTGACGCAGTCGACCGTGGACGCGTCCGTGATTGTCGAGTACGCCTACCTGTCCAACCCAGAGGTTAACTGGATGAACAGTCACGTGCTCGATTACATCATATTGCAGACTCAGTACAAGAATTATAACCTCGGGGAGAGCACGGTCGTTGATCTCGAGTTCCAAGGTCCGGTCCGTGAGATTGCGTTTGTGATCCAGGACTCGGCCGCCCCGCCTTATTCGTACGTTGTGGACCCGGGTATAGGTCTCAGCCTGACCTTCAACGGCGAGGATTTCTTGGACCAGGGTACGGCCGACTTTCACTTTATGCACCTGATCGCGCCGCTCGAGCGGCACACGCGCCAGCCCGACCGGGTCGTGTACCTCGTGCCGTTCGCCCGCCGGCCCCAAGACCCCCGCCCATCGGGTTCCATCAACATGAGCAGAATCAAACAAAAGAAATTTCAAGTTTTCCTTCCCGGGACGAGTTCGCTCGCGACCAAACAACTCAGGGTTCTGGCCACGTCATACAACATCCTTCGGGTATCGGACGGGCTGGCGGGTCTTTTGTACGAGTAAGCGAGCTGCGGGCCGCTCCCTCGCTTTTTTTAGGCCTAAAAGGTAGGAATGGCCGGGCGCCAAGTTCTCGCCCAGCTCGGGCGGAACGACGTCATCCTTTCGGGCCAGCCAGACATTACATTTTTCAAAGAGGAATACAGAGCCCAGGGGCTTTTTGCGAGCCGTGTCATCGACGTGCAGTTCGAGAGCCTGCCAGCCTTTGGATCGGACGTGACGGTCGGCCTTCCCCTGAACGGCGACCTCATCACGAGCATGTACGCGCGGTTCGACATCGCCGCACCACCCGGTACCTCCTTTTACGACTCGGCCGGGGCCCTCATGATCGAACGTGTAGAGCTCTACACGGGCAACCAACTTATAGAGCGCCTATGGGGTGAATACATAACTCTCTTGAACGAGGCCGAGGTCCCCGCTGGTCAACAGGGCGGCCTCACAAACCTCATAGGCACGACCCTCCTGACCGGCACAAACGCTCCACTGAGCCGGTACACCGTGCCTCTGCGCTTCTCGTGCCTGGAACGCGGCCTCCCGTGCATCCCCGGCCTCAAGTGCCGGGTGATCCTGCGCAACCAATCGTTCTTCAGCCCGACCGCAGATGGCGCCATCCCCCTGACTTTCAAGCTCCTGACTGAGTACGTGTTCCTGGGCCAGGCCGAGCGCGAGTTCATCAGCAAGCGCGGGCCTATCGTCTACCTCTGTGAGAATGTCGAG